TAACTATTGGTACTCGATTTTTGGTGTAGCTGTTCCAACCAGAAAATTTTAGAAATCTAAGATTTTATTTTACATTATATTATGTGTAAAATATAATAAAAAACAATATACGTATTATACTCCAATATTAATAAAGTATTAACAAAATGGATTTTTTAAGCGAGGAACAACAACATATTCTATCTGAAGTAAAATCGGGTAAAAATGTTGTTGTCGATGCCTGCGCTGGATCTGGTAAAACTACACTAATTTTATATACAGCGAAAGAATTGAGTCGGCGAAAATTCCTACAAATGACATATAATTCGATGTTACGTCACGAAGTTGCAGAACGTGTTAAAAAAAATAGTGTGAAAAATATGACCGTTCATACGTTTCATAGTTTGGCAGTAAAACATTACTATTCGACCGCATATACTGATCGTGGGTTACGTTATATAATGTTAAATGATTTAAGACCGAAAATGCCTATTGAAAAATTCAATATATTGGTAATTGATGAAGCACAAGACATGACATTTTTATATTTCATGTTCTTATCCAAAGTAATTCGTGACATGGGTTCTCCTATCCAATTATTAATTTTGGGGGATTATATGCAGGGCTTATATGAATTTAAAGGAGCGGATATTCGATTTTTAACATTGGCACATTTGATATGGAAAGATAATCCTGCTTTAAAAACAGATAAATTTAGTCTATGTACGATGAAAATGTCTTATCGTATAACGAATCAAATGGCTTGTTTCATAAATCAGGCTTTACTTAATGAAAATCGGATAGATGCTTGTAGGGATGGACCACAAATTGTATATGCTAGTAATAATTCGTATAATCTAGAGAGAACAGTTATAGCAGAAATATTAAAAATATTAGAAAATGGTGGAAAACCAAATGAAATTTTCGTTATCGGTGCATCGGTAAAGGGCGTGAATAGTAAAATACGTAGTTTGGAAAATTGCCTTGTTGAAAAAAATATTCCTTGTCACGTACCAATGATGGATGGAGATAAAGTTGATGAACGTGTAATCAATCGAAAAATAGTTTTCGCTACATTTCATACCGTAAAGGGTAGAGAACGAAAATATGTTTTTGTGGTTGGATTTGATAATTCTTATTTTATTTATAATGCAAGAACAGCACCACGTGATAAATGTCCGAATACGTTATATGTCGCTGCTAGTCGTGCGAAAGAAACATTATATTTATTAGAACAATGCCAGTATCAATATGACCGCCCTCTTGAATTTTTACAAATGTCCCATATTGACATGGTGAATTCTGACTTTATTCAGTTTCGTGGAGTACCTCGTACTAATTTTTTCATAGATCCTGATGCCGAACAACGAGAACTCGATATTCGAAACAAACACATGTTAACACCAACTGAATTAATCAAATTTTTATCTGAATCTGTTATTGAAGAAATATCGGAATTAATAGATCGCGTTTTTATTGCCGAAAACGACCCAGCTACTTGGATAGAAATTGATATTCCAAATATTATTGAGACGAAAGAGGGTTATTTTGAAGAAGTCAGTGATATAAATGGTATTGCGATACCGTGCATGTATTATGACTATTTAGAGTCCGCATTTTCCAATGACGAATCATCATTAGAATCAGAACAGTATAAAAATGTATTATATTCTATTATTCGAGAAAACGTACAAACAATGAGGCCGGAAAAGCACGGATTTTTGAAAAATATTGTGAAAAATCTTCCTGAAAAAATGGAGACTATTCAAGATTATTTATATATCGCTAATATTAGTTTGGCGACACAAGAAAGGCTCTATTCTCGGTTGAAACAAATAGAAGAAGATGAGTATAATTGGATAACAGATGCGATGTATGAAAAATGTAAAGAGCGATTACGAAATACAGTTGGATTAGATTGTCAAAACCAGAAACCTAAAATTGAAGAAACGATTATTCATCAATCGAACCACGAACAGCATTCGCATATTGATGTTTTTCTAAAACAGTATTTTGAACCTCATAATTTATTCCGTTTTACAGCAAGAATAGATTTAATGGGTGATGAATTTATATGGGAATTGAAATGTACTCATAAGTTATCCATGGATCATTTATTACAAGTTATTATTTATGCGTGGTTATGGAAAATGTTACCTGATAATTTCGAAAAACCATTGAGAACTTTCAAAATAATTAATATTCGAACAGGGGAAATTCAGAGATTAAATGCCACAAGTGAAGAGATAGATATAATAATGTTAGCTCTATTAAGAAGCAAATTTTTGGAACCAGAAATTAAAACAGATGAAGAATTTATAAGTGATTGTGTAAATAGATAAAAAAATAATATTGAGTTTTTTATCTATCAAGGTGTTACTTGTTGTGATAGCATTTCTGGTGTTGGTAATGGCTCGACTATAAATGATTGTAGGCATTCCCATACTTTTGCGGCCTCATCCAAAGAAAATGCTCCTCTTCTTTGTGCAAGATTCAAAAAAGAGACCATTAAATTCAGTGCAACATTTTGATCTGTTACCGCGATATCGACTAAACGTGTTTCTGGTGTAGTAGTGGTTGTATCAATATCCATGGGAGATTCAGTAGCTTCTGACATTTTATTCTATTGTTTTCATATTTTTATATTGTTTTATGTCTTCTACATTTTATTTGTCGACAGATTTTTCCATTATTTAATTCCGCTCCACAAATATATAGGTAACAACCATTCCCTGTTTTGCACTTATTTGCATTCCACGCCTTACTTGCTTCATCAAAATCGATTTCGACTTCTAATTCTGGCTTTATATTTTTTGATTGACTTCTCGTAATCATTTATGTATTATGTGTTATGTATTTACTATTATAATATTTCAATTTTTTCTACAACGATGGGTTCCTTTATTTCTACGTCTTCCTCGAGAACAACGTCTATATTTCCTCGTTTTTATGGATTTTTTAGATAAGTTCTCTTTGATTCGTTTTTCAGAAGGATAAAAAGGAGTTGAACCAACACTTGATCTTCGAATGGGTTCTACCATGGGCTGGAGTTTTTCCGAATCTTCATTATCTAAATAGTTCATAATATACACCTTTGGACATTTAAAATGGGACAAATTTAAGTTGTTTCAATGTGATTAGATTACAAAATTAGTTAAATATAATGAAAATTATATAAATATTTTTTATTATATATAGTATCGTAATGGATGATAAAACGAAAATTAAGGAATTAGCAGAAGAGAATGCTAAACTAAAAGAAGAATTACAAGTAACTAAAGAACATCTTAAAAAATATACAGCACCTTCATACAAAAAGGAATATTATGAAAAGAATAAAATTGTTATTAACGAACGAAATAAAAATTATAAACCTACACCTGAACAAAAAAAAGAATATAACAGAAAAGAATATTTGAAAAGAAAAGAAAAAATAAAAAAAGAGACTGATGAAAATATTTAGGAATATATTAAGAAATTACTTAAAAATAAAATGTTTAGTAAGTATATAGGATGGAAAATCCAAAAGATAAACCGCCTGAGTTTTTCAAATCCACCAAAACCTCGCTGAAAAGCATACTGAAACATCCAGAAATAAATACAACCAAAATTAATGATGTGGTTATCAAGGCACATAAAATCGTTATTCATACTTTACAATTTCTAAAATTATATATGCTTCACCATTACGAAACAAATAATCACATATTGCCTGAGATTGATAAGGTATTAATTTTGAATGTTATGAAAGTGGTTTGTGGCGAAAAGCATACCAACACTGGAAAACCACCCAAGAAAGAAACAATTGAACTAAAAGACAAACTTACTACATTTTATACAGAGCACTACAACCCATATACGCAACCAGAACAATTGGATTATGAATATATGAGTAATGTATTATTATACTTAAGTGGGGATATTATGACTATGTATGAAAATAACATCCAATTACATTATGTGGATTACGTGGAACGATTTGTAAATGTTGTTTGGAAAAAGAAGATGATTGTTGAAAAGATACGAAAAATATTTCCTACCAAAAAAGAAAGGGAAGCACGAATTAGACATTTGGAAAAGGAACTGCGAAAAATAAAGAATGATTTATTGAATGTTGATAATAGTGTTGCTTATACATCACAACCATATTACCATAGTTGGATTACTCAACAAAAGAAACATATTTTACCGAACAAAGAGAAATTCCAAAAACAAAGTATCTATTATGATTTGAAATGTAAACCGATGGATTATTTTCCCTGTATGATTGCGATGATGAAACAAGTGGAAAATGAGTTGGAAACTATAAGCAATGTATTTCCATTGCGAAGCAGTATTGCACCTGGTTATATTCGTTTAGATACAATTACATTAGTCTATTTGCTTTTACGAAAAGAACAAGGAAATAAAGGTGATTTTAACAATAAAGGAAATACCAAGAAGCACGAAGATAAAATATGGAAATTCTTTTTTCGCACAGAAAAGAAGGTGTTTCGTAAGACAACCTACTCCTTCCATCATATGATTTCTACCGATGGTATTGGAGTAAGTGTTTTATTTTTACGTGATGACTTGGTAGGGGAAAGATTACCAAGCGCTAAAAAGGGTATATCTCGTGAATTGTATATTGATGAACTGAATGATTATTCTGCGTTACAAGACAAGAAGATTGTTGGCGTCGATCCGGGAAAAGAAGATTTGATTTATTGCGTGGACAATGCTTCCAAAGATGCGAATATATTTCGTTATTCACAAAACCAACGAAGAAAGGAAACCAAAATGAAAAAATACAACAATATCATTCTTGCTATGAAAACCAATAAAATACAAGGTGAAGGAACGAATAAAAGTGTTATTGAATATGAAACCGAGTTATCTAATTACAACCGCAAGACACTTCAAATAGATAAATTTAAGACCTACATAAATGAGAAGAACCGAATAAATAATATATTATTTGATTTTTATGCGAAGCATTTGTTTCGTAAATTAAAGTTTGGTAAGCATATCAATATCAAACGTAATGAACAACAGATTATTAGCAATTTTAGGAAAATATATGGTAACCCAGATGAGGTTGTTATTTGTATAGGTGATTGGGAACAACGCCAACAAATGAAATACAAAGAACCAACATTAGGAATAGGAATGCGAAGTTTGCTTCGTAAGAATAAATATAAGGTGTTTTTGGTTGATGAATTTAGGACATCTTGTAAATGTTCAAATTGTGATGGAGGAGTATGTGAAAAGTATATGGTAAGAAAAAATCCAAGACCAAAACCAAAGAAGAATAAGGAAAATCCAAAGAAAGAAAGAAAATACGATGAAATGCGGTTGGTTCACGGGCTACTACGCTGTAAGAGCGGTTGTGGTGAGTGGAATAGAGACCGCAATGGTTCATCAAACATCTACAAGATAGCATATCAAGCAATACATAAATTGGAAAGACCAAGTTATCTATGTAGGGAAATAAAAAGTAATCAAGCAGTTTTACCGAATTGCTATAAACAAAATATACTACAAGTCAGTAAAGACTAAACTTTGAACCTCTTTATTATGGGATTTTGTCCCATTTTAAATGTCCAAAGGTGTATAATTATGTCATATATTATGTTTCAACCAAAGTTCTCTAATTTGTATTTACAAATTTGTCATAAGTAATAATTATAGATGACCCATTTGGAGTAGCAATATGTCCTTCTGCTGTTTTAGAACATCCAGTCGGTAAAATAGGAATATTACTACTATTTGTAGGAAGGATATTATAAATTTGTGGAGAGTTATTTTCTAGTTTCATTTCTGCAAATATAATTGGTATTCCATCGCTATCTACTATATTCATGGATGAATTTCTAGCAAAACCTTTGGGGAATACCATTCGGTTAGCACTATCTAATATGAGATAATAATAAATTGGCGCAATTGGTTCTGGTGTTGGTGTGGGTTCTGCGGCGGGTTCTGCGACGGGTTCTGCGACGGGTTCTGGTGTGGGTTCTGCGACGGGTTCTGGTGTGGGTTCTGGTGTGGGTTCTGCTGCGGGTTCTGCTGCGGGTTCTGCTGCGGGTTCTGGAGTGGGTTCTGTGACGGGTTCTGCGACGGGTTCTGTGACGGGTTCTGGTGTGGGTTCTGCGACGGGTTCTACGTGAACCGCTTTTAAACCAAGCTTGGTAATAATATAATTTTCTACGGCGGAATGATATTCTTCGTGTACGTCAGCAGGTAAAATAAACTGTAATTCAGAAACATCAATAAGTGAATCATCATATAACAAAACACGTACTTTATGTCTACCATTAGAATCAGTTTCTACAGGAAAATATTTAAAACCCGATTTAATATTTTGGAAAGGTGGTATTTTTTTAGGATTAAATGAGATAAGTTCAGAAAGGTTTTCAATAGACATTATATATAATATTTATAAATATTATATATCATTATAATTACAGTTTCTAGATTTTCAAATTCAAAACATTTTTATATTTTTCTTGCATCAAATCTACTAAAGTTTCGGCTTTTATAATCTTATTTTGTTTCAATAATTCAGCACCTTCCTGTATGAAATCTTTGGAATTACGGATTAAAAATTCGGCATATCCATAAGCATCATTAATAAGAGCAGCCACTTCCGTATCAATAATTTCCTTATATTTCTCACTATTACTTGGATAAATCAAGTTTTTCCCCATTCCATAATAGCATATCATGCGTTCCGCCAATTTCAAAGCCTCTTCGAAATCATTAATTGCCCCTGTACTTACCGAAACACCATAAAACACTTCTTCCGCAATACGCCCTGCTAACAAAATCATCAAATGCTCGAATAAAGCCTCTCGTGTCAAGATATCGAAATTCGAGGATTCAAAAACAGTATATGCTGGACTCTTGGGTGCGGATAAATTGATAACAACCTTTGTCATTTTCGAATGATGTTTACATAAAAGTCCTACCAATGCGTGTCCTAATTCATGAATTGCGATTTGGTCTACCATGCTTTTCGTGAATTGATGTTCGTTGGGCTGCCATCCTACCATCATCTTATTCATGACTACTTCCAAATCATCGCTGGTGAATTGTGTGCGATCATATCGTAATGCATTTAACATTGCCTCATTCATTAGATTTTCGATTTGTGCTCCTGATAAACCATTTGTTAATTCAATAACATCCTCCATTTTTACAGTTAAATCATATGGTTTTCCTTTACTATGAATATTTAAAATAGCACGGCGGGTAGCAAGGTCAGGATTTCCAATAAAAATACGTTTATCCACTCTACCCGGTCTTAATAATGCACTATCTAATAAATCCGCTCGATTTGTTGCTCCGATTAAAAAAATCCCCGATGTGTTTTTGAATCCATCCAATGCAACCAATAATTCATTCAGAGTGCTATCTCGTTCATTACCAGATACATCTCCATCCTTCGATCGCTTTCGGCCTAAAGCATCAATTTCATCAATAAATACAATACAGGGAACATTATCTTTTGCCAATTTGAATAATTCACGAATACGACTCGCACCAACACCCACATATTTCTCTTGAAATTCCGAACCAGATACAGCAATAAATCCAGTTTTAGCTTCACCCGCCAATGCTTTTGCCAAAAGTGTTTTACCATTACCAGGCGGGCCTTCTAAAATAAGCCCCTTTGGCACACGCACATTATATGGCTGGTATTTTTTGAAATTGGATAAAATATCAATGCATTGCTCGAGCTCTTTTTTTATATTATCATATCCACCTACATCTTTGAAAGACACCGAAGATTTGGTAACAACTTCGAAATTCTCCGACTTTTGGCCTTTTATTTTACGATTAAATACTGGTTCCTCATCATCATCTCTTTTATCTCCAGATAGACGTTCATACATTTCTTTATTCATGATTATTCTTATACCCCCACGTCGTTGATGTGGTGATTTAGATGTTTCAGGTGTGGGTCTTAATACTTGTTTGATATCTTCTTGACTAACCGTCTGATTCATTTGTTTCAAAATTTGGGTTAATAAATCATCATCATCGTTATCAAATTCATCATCGATATCTTGGTCGGTATCGTGGTGTTCGAATAATCTCGGGTTTAATATTGCATCACCTTGTTCTGTAATATTTCTAGAGTTCAAGCGTTTCAAATAATGTTCGTAATAATTTTTGGAAAAGGGGTATTTGTTTAAATTGCCGTGTGTGTATAAATTCAAAGGGGGTTGTCTATTTACTTGTCGATAACAAGTAATCGGCCAAAAACTATTAACACTTACAAAAAAACATACTATGTTGATAAAATTCATTGATATCATCATATAATATATATCTAGTAAATTCTAATTCAATTTACGAGATATATTTATCTTGAGGGTCTAACATAAAATATTGAGTGATGCTAATTTGGATTTCAAATTATTTGTGACGTTTTTCAAAGTATTCGTTGTAGATTTCAATTCTGTGCTAGCTTGTTGAATAAATACTACATCTGGGTCATTTGCCATTGCAATACTTATCCCTTGTTCGCATAAAATATTCCAACTATCAATAGTATCGACTGATTTGGTAATAATATTTTTTTCGATCGTACTTAATTTGGCATCAACCAACGTGGGGTTCGATGATGGATCGACGAAATATTGTATATATTGCATTGCACAATTGACTTCATCCATGACACCTTGGATGACAATTTTGGCATCGTGTGCGGATTTTGGTAATTGAATTTGGCTTGTTGCAAAAACGGTTTCTTTGAATTTACCGAAAACATTGGATAGATTCACGATTTTTTGTAATGCAATCGATATCGATGTCAAAAACGTGACATCCGTAATAATATTCACATTCTGTAATTTGGTAATAAATCCTGTGAATAATTCACTCAAGTCATCAGCTGCGGATGCGAATTCATTGAAACCTTCTATATCCACATTGAGTTCCATTTGTTTGGAATCCGTGGCGATTTTACTTGCGGCTTGGAAAAGTGCCGTATAGTCATCAATAGACCCTTTGCCATGAAAATCAGAACATTGAATTTCCGCTGCATATCCACGAATTTGATTCAATAAAATCTCTGTTGGACTATTGGGTGGTGATTCATCATCATATGTTGTAATAGTATTTGTCAAGTTCTCTGAAATATTTGGATCATATAATTCAGGATGTGTAGAATCAAATGTAACACGAGTAATTTGAGTACCATCAGCAGCCTTTCCTTTTTTGGTAACAATCTCATATCCAACACCATCAACCACTGTATAAGTTATATCACTTACTATAGGAATTACCACCGGTATGGTATCATCACAGGATACATCGAATAAGGAGTTGGAGTTAGATATGTTGGCGTGCACGGTATTTGAGGATACATCCACGGTGAAATTAGAGGATAAGTCAATATGGAAGGAATTAGAGGATACGTTGGTAGGAAGGTGGGTGTTTCCGATTGTGTTAGAAGGTTTGTGCGAATTACCGCTTCCATCGCTGTTGGATTGCCGAGGAGAGCTAGGCGTGTTGTTATTGGAAGCGTCTGTTCCATTATTGTCACCGTTTGATGGCATTATACTAATAATCGATACTAAAAAATACTCGAAAATAATTATCTAAACTAAACGCATCTATGCAGTGTGATTTCACAAATGTAGATATAATACTACATTTGTGATTTTTATTTTTTATGATTATACAAAATGTGACTTTGAAGATATGTATGTGAATACGACGTTGAAGATATATATGTGGATATATGTACGTGAATACGTAGGTGTGGGTGAGAGTGTGTAAAATATATTGTTTCTAATTAGAAACACTTAACATGGAGTTTGTGATTTGTACTGTTGATGATTGTTGCTGGATATTATGTTTACGAATACAACCTCGTTTATGTGCGGCCAATGCTTTCAAATTATTGCCCGAAAAACTTTTGCATAAATCACATTTTAACCCCTGTTTCTGAATAGGAGCGGAATACTTGGTGGATAAAAATTTATCCAAAGATGGGAATCGAATTTCATCTATTTGTGAGAGAACTTTCTTTTGACATTCTTTAAAAACATCGACAACTGCGGTTTTCTGTGTCATAAATAATTGATATTCGTTATTAATGGAATCCAATACATCCTTGGGAATGACACACTCATTCTCATTAGAACCCGATGTTTTAAATTGACGTAATTTATTCGAGAGACTATCAATAATATCAACCGCAACTTCTATTTTATATGGGTTATACTCCATATTATGGACGAAAACAATGACGTTGTTGTTATGAATTTCTACCTGATAGTTCTTTTTCGCAGAAAAACCACTTTTCTGTGACACAAAGATACCACTGGTATTCAATTCATCAATTTGTAGCATGAAATTTTGAATATCATCCGCATCCACATTCATTTCCACATCTCTGTTCTCTATCAAAATGTTATTTTTACGGAATCGTTTCATCAATATCGTCCCATTTCCACAATAGGTCGATCCATGAGTCGATTTCACTTCGGCAGTATTATACATTTTGGTAAGAATAGAGGATAGTTGACGATTACTATATTGCTGTGATACTTGAGTATCTTGAAAACGTGTCATTAGAGAACCCAACTCATCCACAATCTTGGTTTGGAGAGTTTGGGAATTTTGAGAACTTTCTTTCAATGTATTAATATTGGTATTAATACGGTCTTCGCTTGCAGAAATAAACGAATACATGGGTTGTTGAACGTTTTGTAACATCATCGATGATTTCACCTCAAAATTAGATAGAAATTCTTTGATAGATTGATTATCCGCTGTTTTCAATAATGTTTGTGTATCTTCGGTAATGGATTTATGAAAAGTTTGGAGATATTCATTCATTTGATTGAGAACCTGTGTCTGATTTTTGGGGAGAATATCGGACAAAATCGCTGATGTTTTATCCACCAAAACACTATTATTTTTCTCTAACAACGGGAGAACTTTTTCCGTGGTATTAGATTGGACGATATCACGAACATCTTGGATGTATTCTGTTTTAATTTCCACGAACTTCATTACCATCTTTGTAATAATATCTGTATTCATTGTTGAAACCACAGTTGCAAGTGAAGAAATCGTATCTTTTATTTCTTCTATTTGCTGTGAGTTCTCTGTCAAAGAGGAAATCATTCTGGATTGCATTGTAGATGATAGTGTTTGATTTGAATCATATATTAATTTTTCAAACAAATCCAGAAATAATAGGTTGATAGACTCGAAACAGATGTTTGGGTTCGCTTCATAAAAGCTACAAATACGGGGATTAGAAATCTCTAACTTTCGCATTATAACTTGTTCTGAGATAATATTTATATACTTATAACTCATTGTTTTATGCCAAAACTCAGGAACTTTTTGAATTTGTATCCGAATCAGAATCTTCAGAAATAGATGGAGAGAACCTTTTTTTGGAGGATAATAATCCCGATATTTGCTTGTTTTTTTTGAAAATAGTTTTATTCAAATCCTCGTTTTTATTTTGTAAAAAATGAAGTCTGTTTACATGGTCGGATTGTTTATTATTGTGGTCGGCTTGTGCCATTATTAGTTCTTGTTGTAATAGATTATATTTATCCGATAATTCATCGTATTTTTGTTTCAAAGCATGGTTTTCGAGTGACATGTGGTATATATATAATCGGTGATTTCTCATTTTTATAATTTTTATGGATATATTTATATTTTGCCTAAAGTTTTTGGCGTGGCTGCATTTCTGGTTTGGGGTTTTTCACAAATTTACAAATGTGATTACAATCGAGTGGTTGTGATTTTTGTGATTTACAAATGCGGGTTTGTAAATACAAATACTGACTGCATTTATGGTCTAAAACAATTTAGCATTCGAATTAATTTGTCTGCTTAAAAAATTTTATTGGGGTATTATATGTCTACTCAGACAAACCCGACGATGAGCACCCCATATCCTTACTACGACCCTAACGAAATCTTATCTGCTATGCAGAACCAAACTTTGAATAATAGCATCTCCCACGGAACTACAAAAATAATGGAAAGTATTGCTGGCACTAACCGTAATTTCACCACTGAAATGAATGATGTTGGTAAAGATGTTACACAATCCGCATTGGGTCTCCGTGATGCCATTGAACGTGGAAATTCATTCAATACCAATGCACTTAATGAAACCAATCGTTATTTGACCAATCAAATTAATAATGTTGGTAAAGATGTTACACAATCCGCATTGGGTCTCCGCGATGCAATGGAACGTGGAAATGCATCCAATGCCACCGCAATTGAACGCACTGCTGCCGTAAATGGTGCAGCAATCGAACGCACTGCTGCAGTAAGCCAAACTGCAATTGAACGTGTTGCTGGCGAAGGTCGTTTGACAACCACTGTTGTTGATGCTGCAAGTCGCCAAGCTGCTGCTGACAGTGCCCGTGATATTATGCGTGCAGTCGACCACACAGGTGCTGCAGGTGTATCCGCAACTGAACGCAATGGTTCTCAACTTGCAGTTGCTATTGAACGTAATGGTGCCAATGGTGTTAATGCCACACAAATGAATGCCACTACTTTATTAGGCACTGTTGAACGCATTGCTGGTGAAAACAGAGTTCAAACTCTTATTTCGGCTGGTGTTACAGATTCAAAACTCACTGATGTTCGTCATAGTATTTTGAATGATGTCAATCGTTCTTGCAATGAAATACAAACAACGGGCGTTCAAAATTTCAATGTTCTCAATAAAGCAGTCACTGATTCTGCTTGGGAACAACGAACTGCCACTGCTGTTGGATTTCAACACTTAGGTGAAGAACATCTTCGTTCAAAATCGGAACTTGCCATGCAAGCATCCAATAATTATTCAAGCGCTCTTCTTGAAACCCAAAAATTAGGTGCTCGTAGCGCAGACCATTATTCCAGTCTTTTGTTGGAACAACAAAAACTCAAGGAATATTTGTCAAGCAAAGGTGATAACCAATTCGCAATGACTCAACTTGAACTCCAAAAGGTCAAGGAAGGTCTTGCTTGCCAAGCTGCTAATCATTTCGCTGTCAGTCAATTAGAAGCCCAAAAGAACCGTGAAGCCATCCAAATGCAATTAGCCGATGCCAAATATGAAGCCCTTAAGAGCCAACAATATTTGACCGACAAAATGGGTGAATGCTGCTGTGAAGTCAAGGAAAAGATGGACCTTATTGACAGAGACCGTCTCCGTGATAACCTTATCGTTTCAAGAGATGATAATAATCTTCTTAAGATTCTTGAACTCAGTGGTGGATTAGGATATGGACGTGGTGGTTATGACCGTGGCGACCGTGGTGACCGTGGCAGACGTTGAGGGGGCGGCGGAATACTAAACGATCCAAATACTGAATTCGATGCTCAGTCCGACCCTATACCAAATAATATAGAAGACCCTATAGGTCGTGGTAGAACATTTCGTAGAAATCATAGACGAAGCCATAGAAGTCGCAGTAGCTCAAGTAGTGATAGTGATTCAAGTCGCTCGTCTAGTAGTTCATCCAGTAGTTCATCCAATTCGTCCACCATTTCATCCATGTATTCACATAAACATCACCATAAAAAACAGGAAGAATGTATCATTATTAATAACGATGCATCTGGTGTGGTAATAGATAGTGATCCTAAATGCAATAAACGAATTACCATCGTTATTGTTGCACCCACTGGACCAACAGGTGCTACTGGGTATAATGGACCATCTGGTGATATTGGCGTAACAGGACCACAAGGAGACCAAGGACCAACTGGATTTACAGGACCACAGGGGGGTACTGGTGTAACTGGCCCCGAAGGACCTACTGGATTCACAGGTCCACAGGGTGATACTGGTATAACTGGACCCGAAGGACCTACTGGATTCACAGGCCCAGATGGACCCACTGGATTCACAGGACCACAGGGTGATACTGGACTTACAGGACCAGAAGGACCCACTGGATTTACAGGACCACTGGGTAATGCAGGACCAACAGGACCGATAGGTAGCACTGGTGTTACTGGACCAACTGGACCCATCGGATTAACAGGACCAGAAGGACCGTTAGGTCCAACTGGACCATCTGGTGAATTAGGACCAACCGGACCTACAGGACCAACCGGACCAATATAAGGAGGATAGTCACAAAAAATTGTTTAGTGATTCCGCAGGTTGATATTTTTCATAAACTGTAAAATATCAATAAAAATATTTGTAAAATAACATAAAAACATATTGACACGTCATCATATAATGCTCCAAGCATCTCGTCGTTTTATTTCAGCTATTCCATTAAAAAAACCCGTTTCAGCCATCGAGGTATTCAATAACTCATGCTATCATAAGATTGATTTCAAAATCAGTGATAATAACAGAGCTAGTGATGCAATCCGTAGATTCACCGCATTCAATATCGGTTGCCTTGCCGTCACAGATAATAAAGAAAAAGTCGTCGGTGTATTATCAGAGCGTGATTATATCAATAAGGTCGCAGCTCTCGGTAAAGATGCAACTACAGTAAAAATCAAGGATATTTGCACCTATGGTCCTAATATTATTATTGCAAAAAATACTGATTCACTCGATCAATGCATGAACAAAATGATGTTCAAAGATATCCGTCATTTATTAATTATCGATGATAAAAACGAAGAATTCGTAGGAATGATTAGTATCAAAGACCTAATCAAGGAAATCATGAAAGACAAGGATGAAATCATCACTCGTTTGAGTGATTTCAATATTGGAAAAGGAGGGTTTTATGGAAGTGAATAATCACAAAATCACAATTGTAAATTTGTAATTACAATTGTAAATTAGAAAAAAATTACAAAATTCAATGATTTTGATTTTTGTAATTTACAAAGTATTGTAATCAATAAATTGAAGAATATAAATAGAATCTGTATTTACCACTGCATAAAGGTAAGGCTTTTAGATGAATTATTTAATTCCTGAAATATATAATACAGAGTTATAATATATGTCACGTTCATCGTCGTCATCCGGTTCAAGTTCTAGCTCTTCATCCAGCTCTGGTTCTTCATCAAGTTCAAGTTCATCATCCAGTTCTAGTTCTTCATCAAAATCAAGTCATCATAGCCATCATCACCATCGCCGTCATCATCACCATCGCCACCATCATTACCATCACTATGATAGAGATGGATATCCAGTTCTTTGGGCATATTTGTTACTAAGAGATAATTTTTATTATTTCTAATTGAATAATATTGGAAGGTTCTCTATATTATTCAATACTTTCACTAACTGAATTTCACTTGACTTACATCTCCCAAAACATCCGGACAAGTTGGGTATAAGAAATCACGTATTTTTTCTGCAGTACGAGTTATTCCATAATTTTCCGACCACCATTTCTTAGGATTTGTGTGATCTATTTTATTCAACAAAGATGCAGTTGCTACTCCAATATCCTTCTCGTCAGTAAATAATTCACCAGTTTCAGACGTGACATATTTCGACCCGCATAATATTGATCTATTCATCAATACGGATAATCCTTTTGTGATACATTCGGCGATTACCCTCGGTGATGCATCGTATACGTTAGGCACAAACAAGAATCGTGATAGTTTCATTTTTTCTTGTAACTCGTGCCACGATAACCAATCGGTGACTTCTACTCTATCACCAAATTGTTGTTCTAATCCACAGCCAACTCTACCTACTATTAATCCTTTCAAATTAAATTCATTCATTAAAACAGGAAAACAATCTTTCGCTAATTTAAAATTACGGTTTATTGCATTCCATCCATCCATTGGGCATTGATCGTTATCTTTTATGCAAACATATATAAAATCATATTTTTTGGGAATATCAGGATCTGTACTAACATCATATAGATCAGACTCACTGATATCTATTAAGTTATTGCCACTAGTAAATCCATATTCATTTGGATCTTTGAAACAACATAACCAATCTTTTATATTTTTGGTATAATCGAAATCATCCGTTAGGTGGAAAGGATCATCAGAACCATCGGTTATTTTCTTAGGGAAAGACTTATATGCAGTTATACCTATAACAATAACTCCGTTTTTAATATAGTCAAAATACAAATCCTTCGCCTTTTTGTCTCTAAAAAACCCTGTTACGGCAACGATGGGTAACATATTTCCGTTTTCATCTTGGAAATAACGGAACGGGAACATTCTTTCATTCGTATCTTTTAATTTGGTATTTATATATTCTTTTGAAACTCTACTTTGCATGGGTTCCGGTTGAATGTGTGACGTGATGGCCATTTTCAAAATATCATCTTGCTTATAAACGTGATTAATATTATAAGACACACTAACAATGTAGAGTATTAATAAAAAGGACATTAATAAAATTGCAAAACGCGTATTGAATATATTTTTTAATTTTTGAATAATATTTCCAAAATACTGCATTACTATTTTATATGGAGATTTTTTGTTATTACAAGTTTCTAAATTCGTTTGTTTTTATTATATCAAATATTTATCTTTTTCAATGACAATCTCGTCAATAATATTCGATAGGATTTTCTTCACATGCTTTGATTCTTCATCATCACTACGAGAACCGATAACACCTTGATAAATAGTAATG